ACCATGAAAGGACGCGCGGCTAAAAATGTAAGTCGTCTCAAGAAAAATATTAACGAAGGTGTATCTGAAATGGCAGTAAAGACGCGACTCGCACAATTAAACAAACGGACGAAGTATCAGAAATAAAAATATTACATAAATTTAAATGGCGATACAAGGCGCGATAAAAAGAATTCAACCAGCTCAAGCTGATTTAGAAAAAATTAAGAGGATATGTTATCCATGTACGAAGCATAATGATTGTACGCGAAGACTCAATAATGAACAAGCAACTGTAGAAAAATGTAATAGTGCATATAATATATTCGGTATAGATCCACCACCAGCCGATTTCCCTGCCCCAACACCACAACCTAAATCGGGTAAAAAAGTCGCTAAAGGTGTTTCGAGTACTAGCGGTGGTAGTGGTCCAGCGTTGATGTTTGCATTTTTACCTATACTTTCGTACTGTTCGTCGTGTTGTCTTTTTTTCTGTAGTATATTCTTTGTAGTGAAAATGGCGATGAAACAACCACCGTCAAAATAATAAAACATACTTAAAAATTATATTCTAATCAATAATAAAACATGCACAGAGGTCTATCATCCGTGATGGCACACTACGCACGCTCTATTAGTGATGAGAAGAAAGCAAAAACTATCGTTAAGGGTAATAAGTCGAATGAATTTGTGGGAAGTCGTGATGATATGCATGAAAAACTTTTGTACAAGTGTGGTTTAAAACCAAAAAGTGTTTGGGATCCAAACTCAAAATCGTTTTATACGAAAGTGTATTATGCAGACGGAACGAGTTATAACCCCGTTTTGTTTCACGACGGGAAACTCGATAAGAACCCTTTTTTTGATGAGAAAAAAATGTAAGTATATATAAATTACAATGAATCCAAACTTAGAAGCTATTATAAGAGCAACTGGTGTCTTCATATCCGTGTTTTTTACAACACGATGGACATCGAAATCCGAACCTGCGTATGATTTACCACTCGTTATATTTGCTATTATTACCGCATTCTCATTGAACCACGTAGGTCCTTTTAAAGTCAAACAGTAATTAAAGATAAAAAACGTATCTCATATAATAATGGGATCGTGTTCCGTGTGTTGTGATAGTTTTAATAAAACAAATCACAAAAAGGTAACGTGTCCTTTTTGTGATTTCGAATCATGTAGAAAGTGTGTTCAGACATACATGCTATCGTCAATAGAAGATCCACATTGTATGAAATGCAAACACGAATTGAATAGAGAATTTGTAGATTCATTTTGTACTAAACGATTTAGGAATACTGATTATAAGAAACATAGGGAAAATGTTCTTTTTGAAAGGGAAAAGGTTCGTATGCCAGAAACACAGCCACAAGTTGAACGTATTATTAAATTGCGCGATCTTAGACACTTATATTACGAATTACTTAATCTTCTTGCACATATAGAGATAGGACGACAAGATGCACACATAGGAGGTCAAGATGGTCGGTATTACGATAGTTGGGAAAGGGATGTACGCGTGCGTTTAGAAAATACAACGGACGAGATGGATCGATTACGGTATATGAATGTAGATGAAGATACATCTAGAAAATTTGTTCGGATGTGTCCTACCGAAGATTGTAGAGGGTTTATTGATGAGAATTGGAAGTGTGGTTTATGTAAAAAGACTTTTTGTGATAAGTGTTTTGAGCCTATTGAAGAAAATCATAAGTGTAATCCGGAATTAGTAAAAACCATGAAACTTATTAACAAAGATACACGACCGTGTCCTAAATGTAGTACGATGATTCATAAGATAGACGGGTGTGCGCAGATGTGGTGTACTAATTGTAACACAGCTTTTGATTGGCGTTCGGGTACTATTGTTGTTGGTAGAATACATAATCCACATTTTTTTGAGTTTAAACAACGTTCTAGAGAACACGGTGATATTCCATGTGGAGGAAGACCTACGTATAGTGAATTATCTTCGGTTGGCGCACCTGATAACATATTAGATATGTGTGCAGTATTACATAAATTGGATCGAGATATTATGTATAAGTACGGTGATATATACGACGAAGATAATACGCATTTGAGAATATCTTATATGTTAAATCGTGTTTCCGAAGAAGATTTTAAAATCGAATTACAAAGAAGGGATAAACAAAGTGATAAACACTTAGATATAAGGAACATTTACGAAATGTATACTAACGCGTGTGGTGATCTTATGCGACAATGGATGTTAGATACATCTTTAGATATCATGACTACAATACGAGAACTTACATTGTATTCAAATTCAACAATTACAAAAATACGAAATCGGTATAATGCATCTGTTCCGAATAATATAATTGTTCCGTTATCTTAAAGAATACGTGCTTTATAAAGTATATATGAACATTCAAATTTTAAAACCTATAGAACTTGTCGATGCATACACATGCATGATTCCAACAACACTCATATATTACTTATTCACTGTGAATTGTACAACTGTAGCAGTTAATCTGTATTGTCTTTCTAGAGCAATATATCACTTATATAATGCATTTTGTGATAACATATTTATAGAACAACAAATATACAAAGCGTCTGTTATAACTTCGTATTTGAGTTTATTTATGATCGGGTATCAATGGGAATACAAATTTAATATTATTGAAATTTTATTTTATATGATGTCTATTTTATTTACTTTACAAAGTAGGCCTTTGGAATTCGAACACCATAGGCAAAGGATTCATCTTTATACCGTATTAGGTGTTCTTAAGAGTACATATTACATGTCTGAAATAAACAATTTCGTATATATGGGTTCCCTATTTTTTGCATCGTTTTCTGCACTTCATTACGTCGATGGTTTTACAGATGATTTTAATAAAAGTAAGGTTAATCTATACGTATTACCAGCATATTATGGATTATTATGGTCGGTTAAAAATAATATTCTTAGTAATAGTTAAATGAATATACGTCGAATACTTTTATTCGTGAGTATAGTCTTAGTATTTTTATACCTTTTACCGAGGTATAATAAACCCGTTGTTGTCCGTAACGTTTTAACAAATGAAGAGTGCGAACGTATTAAGAATCTTACAACAAAAAAACTTCAAACATCAACTGTTTCTAAAGATAGAGATATAGATAAGACTGTTCGAAAAAGTGAAACTGCGTGGTTAGCCAGATCTGATGATCCTACCGTGGATAAACTTGTTCGTAAATGTGTATCTATGACAGATCGTCCTTTAGGAAATTGTGAAGATTTACAGGTTTTAAAGTACAAACCCGGTGGGTTTTATAAACCACACCAAGATACGTTCAAGGATGACGATAATAGACGTATGTATACGTTTATAATTGCTTTGAACGATGATTATGAAGGTGGTAGAACTGAATTTCCAAATTTGAATAAGGAATATAAACTTAAAAAAGGTGATGCACTTTTTTTTCATACGTTGAATAATTATGAGTGTATAACAAAAAAAGCTTTACACGGTGGTAAGCCGGTAGAGTCAGGTGAAAAATGGGTGTGTAATTTATGGATTAGAAAATACGACTTTTCTAATTAAAATATTCATTTATATTAATGAGTAATTGGGATATTAACAAATTAAAAAAAGAACGATCAAAAATTACTAAAAGAACTCAAATCGGACTAAACAACTTAAAACAAAGGAAAAGACTAATCACTTTACACAACAAGGGTCTCGCTTCAAAAAAGAAAGGACTTCGTCCGCGTATCATGTCCAACCGCGAAATTGAAAACCATAAAAAATATATTAAAAAAACCTTGAAAGACATTAAAAAGACTAAAATAGATATTACTAAAAAAATAAAAGTACTCGAGGCGAACAATATTACTAATAGTAGAATTCGAAATTCAAATGCTTTATACAATTATCTTAATGAACGAAAAAATCTTGTTAAACCAGAAAGACTTGTACAGATTTTTAAAACTGTAGAAAATAAACCAAGAAAATTAAACCAAAAAAACAAGTGGGAAATTGATTATTTAAAACGCGAGATATTCAGGTATGAAGGGAATATAAGTATTCTAGACAATAAGGAGAAAAAGGCTATCAAGCAAATGAAAAATAGTGGGGCATCAAATGCAAATATTAAAAACAGAAAAGAAATTTTTAATAGAAATAAACGAAAATATCGATTGAAGCTTAATAAGGCTAAAAAAGATTTAAAAAATATAATGCCTTAAACTTAATTATATAGAACATGTTCCGTATGTGAAATATAATTAATTATATATTATCTATTTTCCGTGTAACCTATAATATTCCCTAAAATATGCTCTTCTTTTAATCTTATCTTCTTCAGTCATGTTTTCCCTTCTTTTCTTCTCCCTTTCCCTTTTCACCTGTTTTTGATATTCGGTAAGTATGCGTTTCTTATCATATCCCCTCGCCTTTTCTTTTTTTTGAGCATTAGTTAAAAGTTTCTTTTTTTTTAGTGGGAGGTCTCTTTATCGTACCGAATTCATGCTCGTATCTGTTCAAATTTTTATGATTGAAGTTATTAAAAATATTTTTTCTGAAATTCAGTGCCGCCTTGTGATTTTTTAAATTTTTTTCTGCATTTTTTAAAGCCTTTTGTAATTCCTTTTGTAATTTCTTTTTTTGATTATTGGTTTGATTTATAGTTTCTTTTATAAATTTAATACGTTTTTCTAACACATTATACCTATTTCTAAGTTTAATATTATTTTTAAATAATTGTGAATTATGAAATTCAATAACATTATTTTTAGCCCATGGTGTCGTGAGTCTAGTTTTGTAACGTTTTTTTAACTCATTGGCTTTATTTATAAATTTATTATTATTCATTTATATAAAAGAAGAAAATAATTTAAATCTCCGTATATAAAAATGGTAAATAATAACACGGAAAGAAATCGTAAAAATTTAGAAGACTATATAAACTCTAAAAATAAAATATGTAATGGGTTAGACAAAAAATCATTTATTGATCAACTTGGTAAAAAAACAGTAAGTAAAATAAAAGAAAATATTGATAAGGAATTTCGAAAACAACAACTCCGCTTTTTAGGTCGAGGGTGCGGTAATGGTATAAATCTTCGAAAGTCCCAATTTGGGAAAAAATTTTAATTTTACTTCGATGTTAAAAAGGTTCCATTTTCATCGATAACGAGTTCGCCACGATCAGCTAACATTTTCCTGTGTAACATGTGGTGTTCTCGAACATCGTCTTTGTTTTGTCCGACGTACGGAACGGCGTAGCCTTGTTCGCACATCCACTTATTTACGTTCGTCCAAACCCCGTCCTCGTGAACCCAAAGTTCGCCGAGTGCGCGCCCGTACTTACCGACCGAATCACGTTCGGGACATCTCAATTCGATCTCGATATCGTCCTTATCACACTCGACGGCTTTCGTTACCCATCCGGCAAGTTTCTTCTTGGCGTGTTTCCCGTAAATCTTTTCGGTCAAATCACGTGTTCGAGATTCTTCAGTATCGATACCGAGCAATCTCACGCGTTGGCGAATGAGTACGTCGAACCCCAAATCGATAAGAACATCGACGGTATCACCATCGACGACTTTCGAACACGAGTCGATTTTGTATTTGAATTCACACGGGGGTTGGTTGTACGTTGTTGTCATTGTTATATAAAGTTTATGTTTTTATTCTTTAATAGAATAACTAATAAAATGGATAGGTCCTTTACACGTATATAATTCAATTATTATTTACAAATCAAATTCCTTTTTAGTCCCACCATCGTACGCGTTCACAAACCCTGAATCTATCATTTTTTTGTTAATCGAAACCATATCCCTTTTATTTTTGTATACGAAAACGAGCGTTCGACCGTACTTATCGTTTCTCTTACACGAAATCCATACCCATCCATTTACCTTAAACTTACACGCAAATGGATTCCACAAAGTATGTTTTGCGCGATCGTCGAACCCTAGAAAACTCATGAACGTATACTTCGCGCGTTTCGCCATGGAAATATGTTTATCTCGTTTAGGTGTATCTTTGGGTGGTTTCATTTCGGGTGCGTCGTACCCGATAGTTCGAAACGTAAATTTCAAAACGCGATTGTGAAGTATAATACACGCCTTGAACGTATCACCGTCGTAAACGTCAGTTACCTTAGCGTACCCTTGGTACTTATCGAGACTAAAAACGGGTACAGAAACGTCAGTTTTTGATAATTTGCGCTTTGTAAAACAATACATTTTTAATATAATGGTACATTCTTTTAATTGATACTATCTTTCTCACCTAAGTAAGATTGTTAAACAATATAAAAAGTGTAAAAGCTTAAACGTTAAAGATGGAAGACCCGAATTACGTGTATTTTTCAGATAATTACTATAACTTGACGTGTAACGAAATCATTCGATTATCTAAGAACGCATACAAAGATATTAGTACAACTGAGGATGGTCGTATAGTATCTGCCATAAAAGAAAAGGACGTGTTAGAAATTTTGCAACGTCGTATCGTGTCAGAGCACCCAACTTGGAAATTTGACGTACCAAAGGCTAGAGATACCGCTGATTTCTCGATCAATGGTATCTGGGTGAATCTTAAACTTACTGCATGTAAAACTAGCGATAACGCGTTCAGTAAGAGAGGGTTTGTAAGATCGTTAACCGGAAATGGTAATTACCCTAAACAGAGTAATTGGACTACGTTCCTTAATTTTATAAAAACAAATGGTGTTTTAAAACACCGTTCGAGAATGAGTGAATACCATTTTTTGGTTATAAATAAGAAAAATGATGATGTATTGTTAAAGAGCGTTTTTGATATTTACAGATACAAAACCAACCCGTCTAATATTCTGCAGATAGATTGGCACCGCGAATTCGATTTTAAATCTCATTTTACACCCGATATAGATTATAGAAAAAAGGCAATAAGCGTACTTCAGACGATCCAAGATTCAATTCGACAGCAAGTGTCTATAATGCAAGCATACGCAGATGCAGATTTTGAAAATATCGTTAGTTAAAAGAATAATACCATATTTAGTAAATGTCAATAAAAGAACTAGGTCAATATTTCACAATTAATAAAAAACTACAATCCTTCGTTTTTAAAAAAGTAAAACATAAATCAAAACCTCTCCTCGAACCATCGTTTGGTGCCGGACACCTTTTAAGACTATTCAAAGAGTATAGGGATGATTATCCTATGACGTGTTACGAAATAGATGAAACTATAAAACCTGTCGTAACGTTTAACGAAAACCAAACTGTAGAATACGGTGATTTTATGAAAATTGATATACCTACAAAATTTAAAACGATAATAGGTAATCCACCTTATGTAAAACAGAGTACGGGTAATTTATATTTGAAGTTTATTGAAAAGTGTTATGAGTGTCTCGATGAAGATGGCGAACTTATATTTATAGTTCCTTCGGATTTTATAAAATTAACGAGAGCGGGTCCCATAATAAATAAAATGATTCTCGAGGGTAGTTTTACAGATTTTTTATTCCCAAACGACGAATCTTTATTCGATAAGGCTAGTATAGACGTTGTTGTTTTTAGATACGAAAAGGGTACGTTCGCTAATAAAGCTTTAGTTAACGAGACTGAAATGTTCTGTAACGTAAAAAATGGTATAGTAACTTTTAGTAATAAAGAGGTATGTGGTAAGCCTATATCCGATTTTTTTAACGCTTACGTCGGTATAGTATCTGGTAGAGATTCCGTGTATAAACAAACGTTCGGAAATATAGACGTTTTACAAGATAAAGATAAAATTGAAAAGTTTATACAGGTTAAAACGTTACCGTCGGGAGATGAACGTATAGATGCGTGGTTAAATTCACATAAGGATGAACTTATAAATAGAAAAATACGAAAGTTTTCAGAAAAGACATGGTTTGAGTGGGGTGCGTTGAGAAATATATCACAAGTCGAAAATAATGTAGGTAAAACGTGTATATATATTAGAAATATGACTCGTAGTAAAGAGATTGCTTTTATAGATAAGGTCCAATATTTTGGAGGTTCGCTTATATGTCTCATTCCTAAAAACGATATTTCTAAAAGTGATATGCAAACGATCGTAGAAACCTTAAATTCCGAGAATTTTCGAAATAATTATACATATGCAGGTAGATTTAAAATAGGTCATAAACAGATATGTAATGCTGAGATATAATTACAAATTTCTAATTTTACTTAAAACGTCACACATTTTCAAATAATCACCTTCGGGTATGGTATTTGAATTGTTGTCTATAATTTCCATGATGGTTTCCGCCGCCTTCTCGGTTTCGGTTTTTATTTTTATATGGTCTTCTAAGGCTGGGCTATAAAATCCACAATCACTATCAATGATTCCATTCCATTTATAACGATCTCGTAATTCTGATATAAAATCAATAATACTCTCATAATATGAGTCATATGACCAAACTTTATCGTCATAGAATATGTATTCTTTATTGATTATGGCATTATGTAATTCATCATTTCCCCAAAATCCACTATTACCACTTAAATTAAAAAGGGATATTGGGTGAATATACCCATCTTGATTTTGTGGTAACAATTCACTTGAAGATTCGTATTCGAGATTATAGTTATACGAAAGAATTGGTGAAGCGTATATGTCCATACTTACTATTGGTGTTTCTTTTCTTTTACCGCGGTAAGTAATTGTTACCGCTAAGTGTTGTGCATTAATAGTATTAGGTATAGTGGAACGAATATATTTATTTACAAAAGGTTGTGGTCTCATTTTACTTAATTTTATTATTAAAACTTTAAATAAATTACTTTTTAGTAACCTAAGTTGCTTTAAATACTATTTTTTTTTAAAGTAAAAAATGAACGAAATATCGTGTTCAGTTTTTAATAAAAAGGGGTGTTATAGATCAATAGCGAATAATTCGTTTTCGTATCTTTTAACACTTCATGAGTTTAGGAAGAATATAAAGGAGGAAATAAGACCTTCGTGGGTTAAACTTACAACGATAACCATGATATCGAAGTTTCAAAATGAGATCGATATAGATAAGATTAGGAAAGGTTTTAAGTACAACCTTATGAAAGGTAATATAATTTTGGCTAAGAAAAATGGTTCGGGATGGATGTGGGATATTAAAGATACGACGTTTTATAATCAAATTACACTCGTATATAACGATAAGTTTAGTACAAAATCTATTAAAATATTTCCAAATGGGAGTATTCAGGTCGCAGGGTGTTCGGACTTATTTGATTGTAGGCGAATTATAAGCCAACTCGCTTATATATTTAATACATTCGTCGATAAAACCTGTATAGCGCCTATAGAAACGTTTAAGGTTGTCATGATCAATTCGAACTTTAGTTTGAATTATAAGGTAAATCTCAGGAAAATTGCCTCTCATTTCGGTAATTTTTCGGATGTTTTTAAAGTTTCGTTTGAGCCAGATAAGTATTCTGCAGTAAAGGTTAAGTTTCAACCAGCAAATGACATGAAAGAAATAACGACGAGTATTTTTGGGACGGGAAAAATTATTATCACAGGAGCAGAGACTTTGAAAGAGGTCGCCTTTGCTTACAATATTATAAATGATACTATAAATAATATTGAAAATGTCAGGGTAAGTCCTTGTGAACCAGAAAAAAGGGAGTTGTTCGATGATTTTTCAGGGTATAAAGTGAACGATGTTATATCTACATTAAATGAAAAAGGGTTTAGATCTTGGAAGTTTACAACAAAAAATAGACAAATTAATTTCTAATGTAATACTAATATATAAAATGTCTCAACGACTTGGTATGGCCGATGGCAGATGCTTCACTATAAACAGCTCAAATCAACTTTATAATAATTATGTCATGAAGGAGAATGGTATTTCATTCGAGGATAATTATTCTTTCCGAAAACTTCTTCAGCAAAAAGGTCCAGAACTTTTGAGACCATCTCAAGACCTACAAAAAGATGCGTGTGGATCGTGTGATAAGGCTCTTCTTAAAATGCCAAACATATACTAAATTCACGGTAAATTTTGAATAATAACTTCTTTAAGTTTTCTAGATAATGGTACAGTGTTCTATATGTCTCGAGGAGGTGAGAGAAACTAGAAATAGTAAAGCTATACGGTGCGGACACGTTTTTCATTCACGTTGTCTAGAAAATTGGAAAAAAAAGGGTAAAGTAACATGCCCCGTATGTAGAAAAGTGTTTGATGGATCGAATTTTAGGGTTCAGATTACTGTATTCAATGATTTTGAAGCGACTTCAAATACAGTAAGTTTAGAACATGAATTTGTTTTGGATGCACTTGATTTAATATTTAATGTTGAACACGAGGATGATTTAACGAGTGTTCTTGACGACTTTGGGATGAGTATGTCCGACTTTGATCCCTCTATTCTTAACGCAGAATGAACTACAATACTTTTTGTATTCTAAACCAGGGTAGTTACGGGATGCTTTTCTTGGGTCGGATATTGCTTTGCCCTTTGCATCTACTAAAAGAGGTGCTGTTGCCCATCCTCTTTTGTGACTGAATACATTTGCTTTAAATTTTAGAATCTTACCAGGAACAAGCTTACCAGCCTGTTTAACTCGATTTAAAGGAACTTTGAAGAATTTAGCTATGTCTTCGTATTTGTTACCTTTTTTGACTTTATATTCAACAAAGCCATGTTGTTTATAAAAATGAAAATCACCCTGTCTAAAGTAGTTTCTCTTTTTACCGGGTGCTACAAACATCATGACTTTGTAAAAACTTTTTTTACATTTATCATTGGCTTTTACTATGTAAACCTTGTTTGGGTTATCTGCCATAACACGCCTTGGTAAATCTTTACAGTGTGTATAGTTGTGACTATTGTATATACCAGCGCGCTCACCTGGTATGCTTTTGTGTCTTCTATAACCCTCGTAATCTCCGACAGCGTATGCATAGCAATTATTGTTACCTATACCTACGGCTCGTCCCCATAACCTCTGGGTATATTTTGGTTCGGATCCACTCAGGGGAAGTTTTTTGTTAGATGTGTTCCTCATTAATAATATACTAGAAAATAAAATATTATTAATAGGTAAATATATAAACATGCTCAGAGATCTTGCCAATGCTAAAAAAATGAACGATGTTATGACCGAAATACTTCTTTTTGTTCTTGCTATTCTTATCAGTACATTTGTACTTAGATTCGCTTGGAATAGGTCGCTCGTGAAACACATTAGTGTTCTTAAACCAATTAACACCTTCCTTGATGCCTTTATCCTTTCTCTTTCTATCGCCGTTGTTAGAGGTGTCTAAATTAAACCTCTTTGTAACCAACGACTTTTTCACCACTTGAACTTTCCATAAATGGAAATGACTCAATTCCATCGCAATTGTCTTTTTCACAATCGATGAATTTGTATGGTATTTTTTTCTTTATAAGGTATTGTATCTGTTTAGTGGTCCAACCACACCAGGTTGTTCCATATACTGTCCATACAGTTTTACCGTCTTTCACAGCAAGTGATAATTCTGCCTCTGAATAATTTTCGACTGCGTTTTTCCCTGTATTCATTAGAATGTAAAGATCAATTATAATAAGAATTAAAATAACAAACATTTTACTATTTATACATATTTTAATTTGATATCGTTACATATTTTCTTTATAGTTTTATTTTCCGTACTTATACCTAAACTTTTTGCTAACTTGATTAACTCTTGTTTTTTATACGATTCGCACTTTTTTGTACCTATCTTAACGTACCCTTTTTTGGCTAATGAAACGTTTATTTTAGGCTGTGTTTTCTGTTTTACTTCTACACGAATACCTGGTCGTCTTATAATAGGACGTTTAACAACTGGTTTGTTATTTTTTGCCGCGAGTTCTTTTTTAATTTGTTCCATGGTCTTTTTAACTGGGCCACCGTGTTTGACTATTATAGTTTTTGGTTTAGAAGGTGTTTTTCTATTTATAATCGTGTTAATATCAAAAGGTACAACTGCTTTTTTATACGGTGAAAAGAATCTATCGTTGAATATTTGTTTAAAGGTTGGTAGTTTTGGGTGACCTAATGGTGTTGCACGCAAACGCCAATCAAGAACCTTACTAGTAAGGTTTCCTATATATTCACTCGGTAAAATACGTTCGATAAATTGTATAACTTCCGTTCCGTTTTTGACACCAGCATATTTTATTTCAGCTCTTAGACCATTTAAAAATACGTGCGTGTCATACATTGGATGTGAGTCACGGTATATTCCCGATTGTTTTTTATACCATAAGGGATCGTGATCTATTGGAGGACACTTAAACCCTTTAAGGGTAGATAAACCAAAATCAGATATAAGTGCATTTAATCCTATATCATGAACTTTTAAAGCTGTATTATTTACTTTCAATAGTTTAATTCGTGATGGAGACGTGGTGTGTATTAATATATTTTGCATGTGCAAATCATTATGTCTAAACGTTGGGTACTTTTTATGAATTCTGTATAAATTATACAAAACTTGTGTGACTATGGTTCTAAAATGTATAGGTAACAATTTATCTTTATTATTTTTTATATAATCAGATAATGTTCCATTATTCGCGTATTGCGTATACATAAAAGATACATTTTCACATTTTTCAAAGTGAAAGGGTTTAATTGCTCCAAATTTCTGAATACGTTTTCCCATTTTATATTCGTATTCAAGTGGTTCATTTTTTACTATTTTTATAGCTATTGGTTTTTTACACTCTTTATCTATACATCCCATATAAACAGAACCCCATCCACCTTTTCCTATATGTTTTGTACCCTTAGATATACTTAAAGAGTTTTCGATAGAAAGAGGAAGTATTTTGTTTCCGGGTTGATATAAAACTTTATTAGGATTACATCCCATACCCTGTATAGTCTTAATAAGATTTTTACCTAAATTAATTTTTTGTTTTTCTGTATTTTTTTTATTTTTTGCGAGCGAAGACAAAATTTTTAGATTTTTAAATTGGCGGTCACGTTCCATGTCTAATGTATGAAAACATTTTATTCGTCGATAAGATCGTTCATGATTTCTTCGACGTATTCGTCGTCATTATTAGTTAAACCCTGAAATGCAAAAGATGGGAGTTTTGCGGATTCTTCACAGAGAACCTGCGATAATCGGATAGTTACACCGAATTTATTATCGATAAACCAGATTTGACCAAATTCAACAATACACATACACTTTTGACCTCTTTCTATCTGATCAACTTGGATCTTTTCTCTATTTGAATTGTATGCTTCAGGTGTAAATTCACCAGCTTGATTGGTTTGAATTTTTAATTTGAGTGTATCTGGGTATCCTTCCCTTCCTTCACGAACAATTGGTTTGTAAAGAGCTTCTCGAATAACATTGACATCGTATTCTTTACCAAGCCACTCTTTAGAGTTTTCAGCCACTGTTTTCAATATAATTTCATCGAGCTCATTAAGTTTTTTAGCAAGTTCTTGGGCTTCTTCATTATCAGTATCGAATGAAAGATCGAGTGAATAAGATGTTTTATTAGTGGCCTCATCTGTATATGCGCTTAGTCCAAAGGGTGATCTCATAAAAGGGAGTTGGAGATAGAGTTTCTTTTTATTTCCATGCGAAATCATCACGGATTTACCACCATTATTTTTGTTTTTCTTCAGCTGACTGAAGATAATATTAGATGGATTGAATTGATCGGAAACTTGGATATTAATAGACATTTTTTATACATTTTATAGGAATACAAACTTTAAGTTATTTTTTTTCTGTATATACAGTAATAAAACATGTCGTGTTCGTCTAATAAAAAAAGTTTCTTATTTTCTGATTGTGGGTGTGGGTGCAAGGGTAAAAAACAGGAACAAAAATTTTTGATTTCCATTATGTCCGCTCTTATATTTTTTATAATTGCAAACCCAGATACGTTTCGTCTTATGCGTAGCGTATTTGGTAAGTGGGTTTCCAGCCCAACTGGGTGTCCAAGCGCGAAAGGTTTGATGTTGCATACACTCGTCTTTTTCCTTGTTGTTTGGGGTATGATGAATATAAAAAGAGAATCGTTTGAAGTTGAGGGTCCTTCTCCAGTTCCAGAGGAAGAGGTTGAACCTGTAGTATTAGAAGAGGAGGAAGTTATTGAGGATGAAGACGATGACGTAGATGTTGTTGGACCATCTGCCGCTCCACCACAAATGGTCGATATGCCTTTGCCATTACCAGGTATGGAAGAAGAGCAATTTGCGATGTACGATAGTGGGCAGACTTTGGACTCTATGGATTTAACAGAACCTACGGATTTACCACCATCTGGTTCGACAGGTAAAGATGATGATGAAGCCGTGACGTGTAAGTGTTCTAATGGTAAGAAAGTTGTGATGGTTTAAAAATCTTCGTCAAATTCAATAGAAGTTGAATCTTCGTCCATTTTACCATAATCACCAACTCTTTTTTCGAAAAAATTAGTTTTACCATCAAGTGATATATTCTCCATAAAATCAAAGGGATTTTTTGTGTTCCAGATTTTATCGTGACCACTTTGTTTTAATAATCGATCTGCGACATATTCTATATATTCCGACATCTTATCGGAATTCATACCGATAAGACTACATGGAAGTGCTTCTGTTATAAAAGATTTTTCTATAGAGACTGCGTCTTTTACAATTTCGTAAATAGTGTTTGGTGGAGGTTTATACTTTAACATTTTGAATAACTCAATTGCAAATTCTAAATGTAATCCTTCGTCCCTGCTTATAAGTTCGTTACTAAAACATAAACCGGGGAGGAGACCGCGTTTTTTCAACCAAAATATTGCACAGAAGCTTCCAGAAAAGAATATACCTTCAACACAAGCAAATGCGAATAATCTTTCTGCGAAAGATCTATCTCGACTAAACCATTTCATGGCCCATTGTGCTTTATTTTTAATACAAGGTATGCTTTGTATAGCCTCGAAAAGGTGTTTCTTCTCAGATGAACTTTTTATATATTTATCAATGAGCTTACTGTATGTTTCTCCATGAACCATTTCGTTATGTTCTTGGTATGCATAAAAGGATCTTGCTTCCGTATATTGAACTTCACCAGCAAAATTATTGTTTAAATTTTCAAAAACTATACCATCTGAACCAGCAAAAAAAGCCAAAATATATTTTATAAAATGTTTTTCGTTATCGCTTAAATTAGTCCAATCGTCCATATCTTTCGAAAAATCAATTTCTTCTGCAGTCCAATTCGACATTTGAGCTTTTTTATAGAGCGCCCATAGATTTTCGTGTTGTATTGGGAAAACTGTGAACCTATCGAGTGTTGGTAAAAGCATTGGTTCAGCTTCTTCTTCTAGAAAATCCTGGAATTCAAAATAGGATCCTATAAGTTTGTCATTAATAAGTATTTGTGGATATACAGAAACTGTCTTTCCACACTTTTTTGATAATTCATCTTTATCGACCATAGTTTTTTTATATTCTAAACCGTATTCTATACATAAATTAGTTGCAAAGTCGCAATATTGACATCCTTCTTTGGATAAAATTTCTATTCCCATGTGTGCTAATATCTGTAAATATTTTTGTGTGAAAACTTTAAACATGATAAATTTTTCAGAAATCCAGCCTGGGGAATTAGTAAAAGTTTTAGTGACCTTAGAGGACGATATAGAGGATGAAGTATATGCCAAAGTAAAAGAAATACACGATACTTACATGGTAGTTTCTTATTATACAGAAACTAGTATGACATATAAAGGGGCTCGTCTTTATGAGTTTGAAGATAAGGATGAACTTGTTCAGGAAGATAATTTATCCGAGCATCACCAAGCGAGTGACTATTTTGAAAACGTAAAGGATAATTTATACTATATGATAGATGAAATAGACTCGGAAGAAGATAGTGAAATAATAGACGAATCTGATGACGATGGTTCAGATTTAAGTGGGTTTATAGTTTCTGATACTGAAATTGACGGTGTTGTAATACCACCACCTAACCATGCCATGATAGATAAGGAATGGAGAGAATGGCAACCTACTAGCCCTGGTTCAATGAGGTATAAACAAATGGTTGATAATATGGAAGAAAGAGCACGAATACAAGCTGATAATTTAAATTTTTAAAGCCTAAGTATGCGAAATTATTATCAAAAAATAACAGTTTTGTATACCATGGAAGAATTGACTGCTAATATATGGTCAGATGTTGATCATTTACTCAATAAAAATAAAATACAAAAGTCAGTAGATAAAAATTTATGTAATATATGTAAAATTCCCAAAGTTATAACTCGAGAAGGATTCCCGACGTGTCCGGGGTGTGGAATAATTGATAGTACTTTTATAGATGATACACCTGAATGGACGAGTGGTGTTACAGAAGATGGTAAAGTGAATGATCCGTCTAGGTGTAGTAATGTAAATGCTAACCCAGAATTATTTTCAAATTCTTGGGGAAAGGGGACTGTTATTACTACGCATAGGGGGTCGTCTTACGAAAATAAACGTATGGCTAAAATAAATTTTCATCAATCTATGAATCATAAGGATAGATCTTTATTTCACGCCTATAAGGATATAGATGAATTTTGTTATACATTACCCGATTCTGTTTTAAAGGATGCTAAGATGATGTATAAAAAATTTAATGAAAAAAAATTAACACGGGGTGCTGTTCGAACAGGTATTAAGGCGAATTGCGTTTTATTTGCGTGTCGGATGTCTAAAATACCTCGAACAACAAAAGAAATTTCAGATATGTTTTCTATTCAACCAAAGGATATTAGTCGAACTTCGCAAATGTTTAAGGAAATTATGTTAGGTAAAACGTCTCAAATTTATACAACTATGCCATACGATGTAATGAATAGATTACTAAATTCGTTTGAACTTTCTAAAGAAGAGCGTTTGAAATGTCACAAAATGTGTTCTAGTTTAGAAGAATGTTCTGAACTTATGAGTAAAACACCAAATAGCGTGGCTTCTGTTATTATATATACCATCGTAAAAGATAAAATAAGTAAAAATGATATTTGTGAGAAGTGTTTAGTATCTATACCAACAATTAATAAAATTGAAAATATAATTAAAAAATACTTAGAGGATAAAGTTATATATTAATATATATGACAAATAGACCGATAAGAGTTTTTATTAGTACGCCATGTTACGGTGGTGTATGCATAGAAAAATATATGATTAGCATAATACAACTTCAACTTGAATTTATGAGAGAAGGCATACAGATGGTTTTAGATACAACAGAAAATGAAAGTTTAGTTCATCGTGCTAGAAACGTTGCCATTGGAAGATTTATGCAAAAGAGTGACTGTGATTATTTCATGTTTATTGATGCAGATATACATTTTGATCCTAAATCAGTTGTTCGTCTCATAAAATCAGGGTACGATGTTTCAGTTTCATTGTATCCTAAAAAGGTTGTTATGTGGGAACAAGCTAGTAACGCGATAAAAAATGATGACAATAGAGATTTGGCAATGTTATCCTCTTCTTTAGTTGCTAATATAGGTGCTACATCAAGGAGTGTTACTGCTAATGGTTTTATTGAAGTTTTAGATGGTCCTACGGGATTTATGGTTATTAGTCGGGATGCACTTAAAAAAATGCACGAACACTATACTGATTTGAATTGTAAAAATGATCACCAAAATAGAGATTTTGATGAGTATTGTGCAGTTTTTGATTGTATGATAGATCCGGAGACTAAAAGGTACCTTTCAGAAGATTATGCATTTTGTAGAAGATGGCAACAGATAGGTGGTAAAATATACGCTGATGTTCAAGCAACTTTGGGACATATAGGAAATTTACCCTTTGGAGGATGTTTAAAAGACAGGCTTAAGGTTTAGGAGTTTAATATATAAAAATGAAATTTTGTACTATTATAGTTACTAGGGGTAAATCGTGTCATGTTAAAACTTTACATAGCGTTCTTAGATTTAATTTATTATGCTTACAAAGTAAATCTGAGAATGAATTAATTTTTGTTGACGAAGAACCATACGAAAAATCTGAGATGATACAATCTAAAATGAAAACGTGTGATCGTATTTTTTATATTGATTATGGTATATCTGTAGATGATGATTCTCTGAAAAAATGTTTTGGACCAAATGACGGTATTGGATGTTTGGTTTTTCCGGGTGTAAAAGAAGGTATTGATTGGGAAATGTTTAAACATAAAGTGAAAAACGATGTTAAAGAACCTATACAGCAAATGGGTATGCATTTTGATACGAGTGTAGGTAGAAAAATTACAGAAGATATATACGTTGTTGATGAAACTTCTGCTAAATGTTGGGTAATGATGAATAAAAATGTTTTAAAACACGTAAAAGATAAAAAGAGTGGTTCTTTTAAAATTTACCCAAGAATGAATGTGATGTTTTCAAAATTAAGGGAGTCGGGTGTTAAAATTCACGCGTATGTAGAAGCTAAGTTGACCATGACATATGCTCATGAATGTGTGAGTAATATTTTACATTCCTCGGGTATTAAAAGTAATTAAAGATTTAAATATAAATATTAAACAGAATGAACCGAGTGTTTGTAAAGAAGGATGATCCTCTTTACAAATACGCGTTAGACTTTATGGAAAGGTCTTGGGGTACTAAAGGTAAAGGTATATTTCCGGGGTGCCAACCTATATCCATAGAAAGAGAACATTTTAACATTTTATCGAATAATGATTATGTTGTTTGTGAAAAAACGGATGGTACTCGGTATATGATGATTGCTATTCAATATGGAATGCAGAAATTGTGTATATTTGTGAATAGAGCGCTTGAAATGTTTGTAACCCCTTTAAATTTCCGTGCCATTGTTTTTAAAGGTACAATACTTGAAGGTGAATTGTATGAAAATACTTTTATGATATACGATTGTTTATTATCGTGTGGTGAAGTTGTTGGTAATAAAGATTTTTTGGAACGTTTGGAGTATTGTGAAAAAATAATGAAAAAAGCGATGGTTTTAAAAACGGATGTACTTACATTACAAGTAAAAAAGTTTCATTTACACCAAGATTTTAAAGCGTTTATGGATAAATATCTACCAAAGGTAAAACAGGAAATTGATGGTCTTATTTTTACACCGGTGAATGAACCTATTCGTATAGGTACGCACGAAACCATGTTTAAATGGAAACCGAGAAATAAAAATACAATTGATTTTCTCGTAAAAAGGGGTCCCACCGCGGAAACACCCGGGTGCGTACCCGGACAATATGTATGGAGACTGTATATTCAAGATAGAGGAAAACACATTTTTGAATCTTCTATACCCGTGGATAGAATGCAAGATTATACTTGGTTACGTGACGGTGATATTGTTGAGTGTATGTATGTAACATGGGAAAAGGGACCATTATGGTGGAAACCAATTAAGAAAAGAACCGATAAAACGTTCCCAAATAGTAGAAGAACGTTTTATAGAACGCTCGTGAATATTAAGGAAGATATTCAGATGAAGGAATTTTTAGACTGTAAGCCAAAATGAAATGATTATCTTCTTTAGGGAAATGGTTTAATTTTCCTAATTTATCATCGTCTTGTATTAACCAGTCATCTCCTAAATTTGTTATAGACATGTAATGACCACCATATTGAATACCTTTATGAATTATAGTAGATCTTAATTTATACACATTATTTTCGATTTTTAGTTCTTCGTCTATTTTTACAAAACTCTTTTTATCGAATGATATTAAAAATATTTTTGGGTATTTTGAAAAAATGTTTCTTGTTGTCGCAACGTGATGTTTTTTACCTTTATTGTCTATGTAATCTTCTATAGTATTCCATTTATTACTTTCTTGAATCATTGTATTTACATCTTTAACATCTTTTTCCATGTTTAATATGTGTATGCAGAATGGTATTTGGGTTATATTTTTACCTACGGGTGATATTGTTATTTGTTTAGTTTCTCCATAAATGAGTTCCTTGATGTAAGGATAACTTTTTTCAAGTATGTCTATTATACAGAATATTGCGTCTTGTGCATCGTGTGGTTGTCCAAGTATAAACCTGGGAAATATTTTTACGAATTCCTGTAGTATGGGACCAATTGTAAAAACTTTTGTTTCCTTGGTATGAAAATAAATACGAACAAGATTTTCGTATGTTTTTGTAAATGCACACTCTCCCGTGTATTTATTATCTAGTATATGAGCTGATATTTCATGTATATGCAATATAAATTGTATTGCAGAATTGAAATAACACGTATTTCCTAAATTTATGAAACCATGCATATAAAAAAGATGAATAAAAAAGGCTTAAGAAGAAGACGCGTTTATAAAAAGTAAAAAATTAAGATGGACGTTCACAAAATTTGTGACACTGTTAAACCTATTCTTGAAAAGTATAATAACGATGAGTATATTGAAATGGAACTACGACTTGGTAAATTTAATGGGACGTTTTTTGATACAAACGTAGGTAAAGAAAATTACGATAAGATCTTACATAGTTTATATGCATATAAGGGTTGGGAAAGTGTATCTAACTTTACTTCTGAGGTTTATCATAGAAATGAAGATAACACGCGATTAACTATTCGAGAAGATACTGGAGAAGAGACACTTATTAAGAAAGAACGTGTATGTGTAGAAGATTTTAAGAAATTGGAAAATACACCTTACGATATACGATTTTGTGTATCTAACGAAACTCCTATAGAGGATGATGGAAATAATGATTTTTCGAGTAAAAAAATAAAGAATAGAACATCTTTTGTTCGAAAGAATTTATCCATCGATATGACTGTATGTCAGGGTACGAGTGAGGATATGGATTCGGAAGAGTTCACAGTATTTCAGATTGAATTTGAAATTATTGATCCACGAAAAGTTACAGATATTGATACTTTATTTAATATTATTCATAAAATTAAGGATTTATTTAATATCTTGGGTACTTATATATGTTAGCTTGGTTACTAATAATATGTATAGTATTCTTTTTACTATATTCTGACATAGACATAACCGGCAATCGTATTATTGTTTTAGGGTATAAGACTAAATATTTTTATATATCAGATGGTCAATCAAAAAAGATGTTCGAAAAAATGAAAAAGGATGGTATGCCAGAAGAATCATTAAAACAATTTATTACGATGGAAGATAGGTTTCTTAGTCTCGAAAGAAAATCCGTGTGCTCGCAAATATCTAGAAAGTTTGAGGCATTTGCACTTTCGGATGAAATAAAAAATCAATTTCTTGGGTATGATTTTTCATATCATGCGAAACATCTCAAACAAATATCTGAACCAGAAAAACTTATAAATCGAAATATATCATGTTCATAAGATAAAACATCATACGTCTATTAGAATTTAATTCCATTCGTGTAAAATTATCATACACATACATTATTAAACCTATATCTTCAATTTCACGATTCATATCAAGATATTTTCTAGGATCATCTGATTCGTGAAATTCGTCCGTATAATAGTATTCTATTTCTAATTTTCCCATTTTATAGTCGCTTTCGTCTCTTGTTTTCTTGATGTAATCTATTATTACATAAAATATGTTTTCAATTAAACTTGATAAAATATACTTTTTAATGTGTTCGACATATTCGTCTATAACACATACAGATTCATTTTTTCTTATATAATTTAAAAGTAATTCTCGAGGTGGATTATCCATTATATTTGTTTTTACTTTTTCTTCTTTAATTCTTTTTCGAAGTTAGCGTATATTTCGTTGAGTAATCGTGCATTAGATTTAGAACGCGATCTTGAATTTGAGTTCGAGTTCGAGTTCGAGTTCGAGTTCGAGTTCGAGTTTGATTTAAAATTTAAACGACGTACGACCTTATTCACTGGTTTTACGGGTGATTTTTTCTTTATTGGTGCGCGTTTAATAACCTTCTTAGTTGGTCTTGGTTTTCTTTTAACGAGTTTGGGTTTTGGTGGTATAACTCGTTTTTTATTTAATGCGAGTGGTGGTTGTCCTCGTAGTTCTCTTCCTATCTTTATAAAATCTATTATCCTTTTACTATTAAGATTGGGTGTTTTTGGTAACGACATTGCAAAATTAACTATTTTGTTTACTTCGTTTTTACCAAATTTACCGTAAATCTTATTCGCTTCTTTTTGGAGTAAAAGTTTCTTTAATTCCTGTTGTTTATCTAATTTCCAATTCTTCACCATATTCTTTTTAATTTTGTCTGCAGCCATTTTTTTAATAATTCCATTACTTGATACCGATTGCTTTTTATTTTCCATATTGGTTAATTTATTTTTAACTTCACGAACGTTTTTATTCAGATTCATTACATTTCCGTATTGTTTCATCCACTTTTTACCGTAAAGTTTAACAAGATCGTTTTTAATACTTGTATTGTTGATTTTTCGTTTTATATTTTTGTTTGCGCGATTTTCTTTTTTCTTTTTATTGAGTAATATTTTTTCCAATTCATTTGCGAGTGCATTAGGGGAATTTGGTGTATTTGGTTTATTTTGAAGTTTTTGACACAGAATTTTTACGGTATCTGTATCATTTATTGATATACCTTTAGATATTGCGAGCGCTATGAGCTGTTCTTTTTTCATTTCTCTACACAATTTATTATCAATTTTATATTGAGAGTTACCTTTTTCAATTGTATCGAGGGCCTTGCATATGTCTTGTTTTTTATTTTTGTTTTTAACACCAACAACACCTAATTTTTTAGCAACTTCGAGTAATACTGGTTTAGTAAGACGTTCGCATTTTAAACCACCGATTTTCATAGTACCATCTTTATCGTACGTAATTTTTGTATTTTTAGATTTAGTTGATGCTTTTTTCTTAGCAGGTTTTCTTTTTGGTTTTTTGAAACAACAATCGTATCCTTGTGGATTTTTTCTAACCTCGAATCCTTCTTTACACGGTGGTCGTCTAGGTTTTGGACACGTCGTTTTCGTAACGACTTTTTTAGCGAGAGTGTGTTGGGTTGGGTTAACGTTTTTATTAACTAAACCTATTGTGTATCCTAATTTGTGTAATTGTTGAACGATTTTAACACCAATTGTATAGGCGCGTTCGAGATTGTCGGGGTCTTTTTCACCTTGTATTTGGATATTTCCGGAACCTAATTTACCACTTTTAGATGATAATATGAAATTATAACCTTCGTGTATTAAATAAACGTGTGGTAATTGTAATTCTGGTTCATACGTAACTCTTTCTGATTTTAAAGGGTTATCTCTGGCTATTTCGGGGAGTTTAAAATTTGCGTTTATGGAAAATTGACCGGCGATGTTATTATATTCGATTTCGTTGTAAAGAAAAGTGTGTTTTTCGGTGTAAGTGTCTATTATATATTTTCGTAGAGCTTCGGGTTGTTTTTTTAGATTTTTAGATCCTAAAAATCCACCCGAAAAACGGATTTTACCGTTTGTATAAATATTAAAACTAAAATTTTTTCTATTTATTCCATCCGTGATATATCCACCAAATTGGGCGGAAAAGAATTTTTTATTTAAATCACCTCGCATACCAAAATTGCTTGTATGAATTAAACCTGTTTGGAAACGACCATATATACCCTTTATTTCGTTTATATCAATGGTTAAATTGGATGATAATTGTGCATGTCCCTTTGGTCTTTGCTTCAATATATATTTTATATCGACGCGTTGTTCATTTTTTGTAAATTTGTCATTTACTAGAACATTGTATATACCTGGTTGAAATGTTCCTATTCTGAGCTCATTAAAGCCACTTGATAATGGACGCACTTGACCTGTTGTTATAGGTCCAGGTTCTCTTTCTCGTTGTACCTGTATGTTCGAAGCCCTTACAAACTGTCTTGGATCCATAGTTATACTATACTGAGATTTTATGATCAGTGGTCTTTTGAAATCTCTATATCTTGTATTTTTATATCTACACCGTACAAGAAATCTTCATTTTTTCGTACTTTGGGTTCGTTTCTATACATACACTCCGGAAGTCTCTTTACATCAATATCTCTACTACTGAATGGACCAATATAGAAGTCCTGTGTAAATCTTGGTCTTCCAAGGTTGTTTGCGTTACAATAATCTCTAAATTTTTCCTTAAAAACTTTTAATGGACACATATGTGCTATACCTGTATCCTCATTTAATACGACATCATCCGATTGTAAGAATGCTTCGAGTGGGTTTGTCACAGTCGCCACTTGTTTTCTTATATTTTCAAAATATTGTGGTACAACATTCCAAATATCATCACCCTGATATTTTTGGGCGTATTCTAAGTATCCACGGACACATTTTTGTAAAATAATTGGTAATTCTTTGGCAAGTTTATTTTCGAGTTGTGGATCGGCATCTTTATCCTTGATTTGGCGTTTAAAATCCCACGTCATTAAACGTCTAATAATACTTCCTGAATTATCTTTCCAATTTGGAACTTCGTTACCACCAAGAATACCTGGTATATCCCACGTCATATTTTTAGCCTTTTCACCTTTAACAGCTATAGATACATCTTCCCCGGAAACGATAGATTGGAATTCAGCTTGTTCGAGTTGTAAATCTCCCTTAATTTCGGGTGCAACAAACATGAGACCATCGTGAATGGAAGATAGACCAAATTTCTTTTCTATATTATTCGATAAGGTTCTAATATCATCGGCCTCATAAAATTTTTTACATACTTTTGTAATGAGTGTGGATTTACCAGAACGTGCGATACCTTTAAGAAATGGTATGATTTGCCATTTATCAATATCATTTAAATCAAAACATAAACGGCCTATCATTACGAACATCCATTTACATACATCTTCTTCAAAGTTTTGCGAACGTAAAACTTGATCAAAATACGGCGTTGGTACATCGTACCAATTTTCCAACTCGCTATAATCTTTGAATTCAATTGGAAAGTATTTGGAACTCACTTCACGTGGGTCGAGATTTTGGGCTTGTGGTGATGTATAAGGGTAAAATTCACATTGGTATAGACCTGTTTTAGCACACCATTTTCTACCATAGAAGAGACCGTTTGAAAATGACCAAAGGTGTCTATTCTTTTTTATTTCAGGAAACTGCATATCATGACAGTCCTCTAGGTATTTTATGATTTGATTTATAGTAGAACACCCTCTAGATGTAAGTTCCTTCCATAATTCAAAACGGGATTCTTTTGGGGCAGTTCTATGAACATAATTTTTTATAAGTTCGGTTTGTTGCCAGGCGCGTGTATTAAATCCATCTGGGGTTCGAATTTGTATGCAACAGTATCCTTTGTATTTTCTAATGTTGTTTTCGTATAGTTCTCGTAAAATGACAATTAAGACTTTTTGAAAAACTTCAAGCTCTTCTATATCTTTTATTACAGAAGGCATGAAAATGTTTGGATCTGTTCCAGCTTCTGTATTATCTGCGGATGCATAGTTTACTCGTTCATACATACGCGCGGTCCTGAATAGTATTTGCCAAAGGTCCTCCATTTGGTTAAAAATACCGTTTATTCGTCTCGATAGTTTTAGATCGTCACTATCTTCTAGATCAATTATTCCTAAAGTATTAGCCCGGTGGTAGATTTCTGCTAGTAAATTCTTTTTTGAATTGTAGTATTCACATAGAGATTTGATTTCGTAGTGTAATGGCTGACCATTTTCATCTAGTTCATGTGGGTTGTAAAATCTTTTATACGAGAGCCGAAGTGGTTCTTCGAATGTAAGAGTTCCTTTTACAGACCAATATGTTTCTAGTCTAGATACAATGTTTTCTAATTCCTCCTGGCGAGAATTTTGAATTACAGATACGGTTAGTAAATCCTCTGTTTCTTCGGGGTTAATATTTTCGGTGATATAATGAGTATCCGCCGCTGACATATTCTTATAATTAGTACTTTCTATTTTTCTAAGCCTTTAAATTTTGTAATTGACTTAAAATTTTTATCATGATCTTGTTCTGAACTTCTAGGGTTCTAGAGATATTTACCAGAGCAGAACATATGGTTTCGCCATCTTCAGTTGCTAATACAGAACTTAAAAGACCACCAATATCATCGAGACCAGGAATTGTTTCGTCCATATATTCACCCAAATCTTCGTCACTTAGATCGATTTCGTCTTCGATTTCGTCTTCGATTTCGTCTTCGATTTCATCTTCAATTCCGTTTTCATCGATTACCGATCCAAATTCCCCGTTTTCGGATTCGGTATCGGAAAATTCTTCTTCGGTTTCGTTTTCTTCTGGTACATTTTTTGGTTCCGTTTCGGTAGACATTTATATACACCAGGAAAAACCAATTTGTGTTTTTTCGCGAAATTATCTGAAAAAAAAATCTTAGTGTATAGTACAAACACACACACAATGGCCGGAGGTCTCATGCAACTCGTCGCCTATGGCGCCCAAGACGTCTACCTTACAGGTAACCCAAAAGTCACTTTTTTCCAGGCGGTTTACAAACGCCACACCAACTTTGCGATGGAAACCATCGAACAAACTATTAACGGTACCGCCGCGTCCTCGGGTCGCGTCTCCGTCACGATCGCCAGAAACGGTGATTTGATCGGTGACATGTACCTCGAAGCGACCACGAAGTCTCTCACGAACATCTCTGGTGCTTCGGAAGATACTAACTGGGTCGCTGAGCGTATTGTCTCGACTGCGGAATTGTCCATCGGTGGTCAAAGAATCGATAAGCACTACCAAAGATGGTGGAGATTGTACTCTGAATTGTACTTGTCCGAAGGGAACAAGCTCACTTACGGTAAGATGACGACTAACCCAGTCGCCTCTTCTACCAAGCAAGTTTACTTGCCACTCATCTTCTTCTTCAACCGCAACCCAGGATTGGCCTTGCCATTGATTGCTTTGCAATACCACGAAGTCAGAATCGACATTGACTTGACCTCCGAGTTTGACACGTACGTGTCTGGCTTGAAGGTGTGGGGTAACTACATGTACCTCGACACTGAAGAGCGCAGACGATTCGCGCAAAAGGGTCACGAATACTTGATCGAGCAAGTTCAGCACACTGGTACTGATTCCTTGACGGAATCGGGGACCAAGCAAGTCAGATTGTCCTACAACCACCCAGTCAAGGAATTGGTCTGGTGTGTCACTGAAGGTCTCTCCACTGGTCACGACTTGTGGAACCTTGGTACCAAGAACGGTAACGGTGATGTTGTCGTTACCTCTGGTAGCCCAGTCGGTGCTAACGTTTGCATCAGCTCGTCCCAATCCGGTGCCCCATTGTTCGTTGTTGGTGACGGTGTGTGCGGTGACGAAGACTACGTTGAAGAAAACGTTGGTGCGCTTACCTCTGCCAAGTTGGTCCTCAACGGCCAAGACAGATTCAAGGAGCAATCCGGTAAGTACTTTAACCAAGTGCAACCATTTGCCCACCACTCCGGTTCGCCATACGCGGGTGTCTACTCGTACTCCTTCGCGCTCAAGCCAGAAGAACACCAACCAACTGGTACGTGCAACTTCTCCAGAATCGACAACGCGCAAATGTCGGTTACTTGCGGTGCCAAGGGTGACCTCGGGTCTCTCGCCCTCCAAATGTTCGCGGTCAACTACAACGTTCTCCGTGTGCAATCCGGTATGGGTGGCCTCGCCTTCTCCAACTAAGCATTTCTTAGTTTATTGAGTTTAGTAAAAAAAATAAAATTTAAAAAATAAATAAATGATTTAGATTTTAAAATTTAGAACAAATTTTAAAGTTTAATTTTAAGATATTTTTCGATTTTTTCAAGAACGTACCAATTTTGTTCCTTTTTACCTGATTCGCACTCGGCTATAACCTCTAAGGGTTCGTTTATTCTATGTGCAAGTTCGACTTGTGTATGACTTTTTTCAATGCGCGCATTTTGAATTTTTTTAGCAGTTTCTTTCCATATTAACATGGTTATGTTATATATTATAGCTTAACACATAAAACTCGGCGCAGTTTTTGCATGATTTTGTGATCTGGAATAGCTTTACCTGATTCGTATGAAGAGATGATATCTGCTGATACGTTTATGAGATTTGCAAGTTCCTTTTGCGTATACTTTTTTGCGACGCGTGCCCTTTGAATAGTTAAACCCGTTTCCTTACTTACTTTTTTGTGCGTACCACCTAATACAGCTTCGTCGAGTTTCTGTTCGGGTGATTTACCTGAATATTGACTCCTTTTAGGTAATTTGATTTCCTGACCCATGAACTTGACGTATTTTTCTTTTTCTTTTTCCTTTTTAACATTTTTACCGTGTATGGTAATTTCTTCCCAATCTTGATGGAACATGTTTTATATTATAAATACTTAAAATTTTAAGTAATAATATAAATACTTAAAATTTTAAGTAATAATATAAATATGTTAACTATTTATTATGCGATTGGAACAATAGTTCTGATATCAGCTTGTTTTGTATTTAAAAACGGTTGGTGTTTGTGTGGTGATGAAAATAATGAAGACGATGAGGAACCTCGCCCAAAATACGAACCCAAACTCCCAAGAGGGTTGTATTGGAAACACTAATAGGAACTCTGAAATATAAAGATTTAACGTTTATACTATGATAATGGAAGGTGTTTATATATTTTTAATAGTTTTTGGAACTATCTGTGCTACGTGTGCAGTTTTTGAACCCGTTGTTAAATGTTATTATACGTGTTTTCCATACAATCGGGAACAAATAATTGAAGTATAAAGTTTTAACCTGTGTATAGTATAAATGATTGAAGCATACACAGATGGTAGTTGTTTGGGTAACCCTGGTCCAGGTGGTTGGGCGTATATTATAAATAAAGACCCTAAAGTAGAAGATAGTGGGGGTAAATGTATTACGACGAATAATGTTATGGAAATGACAGCGATAATAAAAGTTTTAGAAAAGTGTTTGGAACTTGGAATTACATCCATTCGCGTTTTTACAGATAGTAATTACGTGCGTATGGGTCTAACGGAATGGTCAAAGAATTGGGAACGTAATAATTGGAAAACTTCAACAGGTGGTGATGTAAAAAATAAAGAAGAATGGGTAAAAATGATCGAATTAATGCGTAAATTTGAAATAGTTGATATTAAGTGGGTTAAGGCACATAATGGAAATAAAAATAATGAATACGTTGATAAATTAGCAAGAGACTATGCTTACTTATTTTCTAAGAAATAGTAATGGGAGCTACTCTACCAGAGCAACATCACTGGTGTCCAAAACAGGAAAAACTCCTCATAGGCTGGGCCGAAAAGGCCGCAGGCTACAGGTGGTTACATAATCATGCACGTATGTTTTATAAAAAACAAAACGATTGGTTATCATACCCATGTATAATTATATCAAGTATAACCGGTGTTGGTGGTTTTGCAGTTTTAAGTCCAAATGATGAAAGTATGTCTGACGCAAAAAAACAACAGATAATAGCAATTCAATACTTTTTTGCGTTTTTAAACGTACTTGCAGGCATACTTACATCTGTTTCCAAGTTTAATAATAGTTCAAAGATGATGGAAACACACTCGGCGATGTGTATTCAATGGTCCAAATTTTATAGAAATATCGAGATGGAATTATCACTCGAAACTGAACACAGAGGTGACGTGAACGAATTCGTGACGAAGTGTCGCCAAGAATACGATCGTCTTTTAGACGATTCTCCGGATATTCCACCGAATTCCATAGATGCGTTTAATACGGCGTTTCCTAATAAAGAGAATAAACCCGACGTGTGTAACGGTTTGAACGTAATAGGTACTAATTTAAGTGGGGGTACGGATAGTGAATGTAATAAACGTAAAATTGTTAAATGGTTAGCTAAATCCAGACCAAATACACCCGATTTAGAGTTGGCTAGGAAAACGAGTACGGATGTGTCACATTCTGATTTACAATCATTTCCAACTAGATAGAAACTTACATAAAGGTAATAAGTACTAGAATAGTATAAATGATTGAATACAAAGAGTACGTTTTACGGTTAGTAAAAGTTGTATTTGGCTTAAAGTTTATGGTTGATGTATAAATGGGATCCTATAGCTCAATTGGTTAGAGCGCGGTGCTTATACATTACTAGGTATACCTAAGTGACTTTATCGTCACATACGCAACGCCGAGGTCGCGGGTTCGACCCCCGCTAGGATCATCCTAAAAAAAATATTCTTATATTTAAATGCCGAATGCACCTAAAAAGAAAAACCCAACGAAGTCTCGAACTTTTAAACCCTTAAATACAGGCGTACCAGGTGGGAGTTCTGGAAAATGTCCGTGTGCGCCTAAAAAGAAAAACCCAACAAAATCAAGGCTAACAAAAACGAAAAAAGTTACGTGGGCTAATAAATTTCAAGTTAAAACAATTACACCTATGAAAAATCAATCTCCTAAGACGTACGCACAACAACAAAAATCTCTTAAACCATACACTAAAAGTAAAAAGTAAGTAAATTTAGATTAATTTCTAACGTGTTAAAGATTTAGCGCGTTAAAAATTAAATGAATGTATTAGCGTTATCTTATAAACCAAATAATTTTTACGAAAAAGCCGAGAATAGACGTAATAAGATTAGAAAAAAGGCGTACGAACAATTATATAAAAATAAAAGCATTTCTTTTATAGAAGATTATGATAATCCGAGATTAAGGTATAGGTTTTCGGAAGCTATTGTAGAAGCGCAAGAAAAATGCGCAGATTCGTCGTCTGACGAGTGTTTTTATGCATGGGACGAAGTTGATGAACTTGAAGATTCGATGATGCGTTTTGGTATAAATCTCTTCCCGGACTATAGTATGAGATACGGATCATTATTACGAAACAATTTTAAACTTCGTTTTAATATTCGTAATATTGAAGATCACCACGTTATACCACTCCAGTTTAAAAACCACGCGGTTGTAAAGAAAGTGAATTATGATATAAATGCGGGTGATAATATAATTATGATGCCACGTGAAATTGGTAATTTGCGCAAAAATAGATTAACACACAATGGCCCACACAAAAAGTATAATATGTTTGTCGGTGCAATACTTGATTCGCTTATGTATGTTGAAAAACCCGACGCAGAATTTAAAGAGTTTGTTACCTTTTTAAAAATTGGGTGTCGGTTTAGACCTCAGGATATACCATGGCCTTGATTTAGTATCCGTATGTAAGAACTTTTGTTGTTTTTGTTGGGTACTGTCTAGAAAAGAACTCTTTACGTTTCCAATCACTGTGACCAATGGTACTCGGACCAGAACGATCTATTTTCATGTATTTTCGTAAATCTTTATAGTAAATACGCGCACCGTTTGCTATAAGATCTTCATGTTTCATATCAACATGGTTATCTATAGGGAAGAAGTCTTTATAGTATTTTTTCATATTTTCGACGTGTATGAGATAACATTTACAGCTCGATATCCATTTAACGCGTTCGATACCGTTTACGACGGGAACACTCGTATCGATATATCTCGATAAACAGTGGAAAAAACACATTTCAAAATTATCTTTTTTCGTGTCTATGACCTTTTGTATTTCGTAATAAAACTGTTTGTTTTTTACAATTACATTATCTTCGAAAACAACGGCGTATTTAAGACCCTGTTCGAAACATCGTCTATAAAATTCCATGTGTCCCATATAACACCCTATTGCACCTAAATTGAAATACGTTATGTCGGGTCTTTTATGGTTATTGTTATAGTGTAATCGTAACGCTTCGTTATAGTGTCTTTTTTCAATAAGTGATTTGTATTTTATTGCATTTGTTGGTATTTTTGTATCTTTACTGTATATGATTTCTAGTGGTATAGACGAATCGTGGTTTCCTAGGAAGTTTTTACGTCTCCTGGAAGACGTAGGGATAGTAATGAGAAAACACTTAAACTCGATTTGTTTTTTATTTACGTGTTTAAAAATGATTAATACTAAGAGTATTAAAATAGTTAATAGTACAATTAACATACTTAAAAGATACAAACAAAATAAATATGGGGAAGCTACTGTCATATAGTGGTTAGTATCTTGGACTTTGAATCCAATCACCTAGGTTCAAATCCTAGCAGTAGCTGGTAACGATGCCGTGGCCGAGTGGTCTAAGGCGCCAGATTAAGGCTCTGGTCCGAAAGGGCGCAGGTTCAAATCCTGCCGGCATCACCGTGCGATAGCTCAGTTGGTAGAGCATTGGATTGTAATTTTGAATTATTATAACTATTCGTTTAGTTG